CAACCTCCCGATGAGCACCGTCAAACGCATGGTCAGCTTCTTCGCGCGGCATGGCACGAACCGAGAAGAGCACTACTCAAAGAAAGAACCTGACGGCGGGCCTACGGCATGGCGAATTGCGTGGGACCTGTGGGGCGGCGATCCCGGTCGCAGCTGGGCTAATCGAATTGGAAAAGAGGACGAGAAAAGCATGGGCAGCGTTGAGCACAAAGCGGTGCCGCTTGAGGTCAAGGAGATCGACTCAGACGGACGGATTTCGGGCTACGCCTCGATTTTCGGAAACGTCGATCAGGGCGGCGACATAGTTATGCCGGGCGCCTTTAAGCGCAGTTGCGAGCGGATGCGGATGACGGGCCGGAAGATGCCTATGCTATGGCAGCATGATCCGGCGCAGCCCATTGGTGCCTGGGACGTGACCGCTGAGGACTCCAAGGGCCTGCGCGTTCAGGGCCGGGTGCTGTCAGATGTGGCGCGGGGCCGCGAAGCCATCGCCCTCCTGAAGGCGGATGCGATCAGCGGACTGAGCATTGGCTACAAGACCCTCGACTCCGAGTACCGCGACACTGAGCGCGGCACCCTACGCGAAATTAAGGAGGCCGAGCTCTGGGAAACCTCGCTCGTGACCTTCCCGATGAATACCGAAGCGACTGTGACTGACGTGAAGCAGCTCAGCTCGCCTCGTGAAGTGGAGCAACTGCTCCGCAAGTCCGGCGTACCGGGCACCTTCGCAAAACTTCTGGCCCTGCACGGCTACGAGGGCGCGATGGAACGGCTTCACAGTGACCGGCGTGATGCTGGCGAGGCGGAGCTGAAAGCGGAGGCCCTCAGCGGCCTCGTGGCGAAACTCCAAGGGCTAAAGGAGGTACTCAATGCCTAAGGATAATCTCGATCTCGAGGCCGTCGTACAGGCGGTTGATGAGGTCAAAAGCGGCTTTGAGCAATTCAAGGAAGCCGCCAAGCAGCGCGAGGACGAGCTCCTCAAGAAGGGCGACGTAGATCCCCTGATCGAAGAGAAGCTCAAGAAGATCAACGATGATCTCGACGAGAAGCAAGCGGTCATTGACAAGCTCTACGCAGCTGGTCGCCGCAAGTCGATCACCCTCGACGGCCAGTCCGTCACCGAGGAAGAGCTCGACGCCAAAGCGTACCAGTGGGCGACCCTGGCAGCAAAGCGCCGCGATCAGCGTGTTGAGTCGTTCACGCACGATGATCAGCTCGCGTACAAGGCCGCGCAAAATGCGTACCTGCGCAAGGGCGATCAGCTCCTGACGCCGGACGAGGCCAAAGCCCTCTCGGTTGGCTCCGACCCCGATGGCGGCTATGTTGTGGACCCGGACACCAGCGGGCGCATCATCAAGAAAATCTTCGAGACCTCCCCGGTGCGTCAGTACGCCTCCGTGCAGGTTATCTCGACAGACGCTCTTGAGGGCCTGCGCGATCTCGACGAGACCACATTCGGCTGGGTCGGTGAGACTTCCTCGCGTGTCGAGACCTCGACGCCGCAGCTCGAAAAGTGGCGCATCCCGGTCCACGAGATGTATGCCGAGCCGCGGGCAACGCAGAAGCTCGTGGATGACATGGCGATCGACCTCGAGGGTTGGTTGGCTGATAAGGTTGCGGACAAGTTCGCCCGCGCGGAGAACACAGCCTTCGTGAACGGTACTGGTGTCGATCAGCCCCGCGGCTTCCTGACGTATCCGGCGGGCTCGACGAACCCCGGCCAGGTTCTGCAGAAAACCACGGGCGCTAATGGCGCGTTCGCTGCGGACCCTGACGGAGCCGATGCCCTGATCACTATGATCCACTCGCTCAAGTCGCAGTACCGCGCCAATGGCGTCTTTGCGATGAACCGGACTACGCTTGGCGCGGTTCGTCTCCTGAAGGACTCGCAGGGCCGGATGCTGTGGCAGCCGTCTCTTGCCGCGGGTATGCCTTCGACTCTGTTGGGTTATCCGCTCGCCAGCTTCGAGGATATGCCGGATTACACGACGACTGACGCTCAGGCGATCATCTTCGCGGACTTCAGCGAGTTCTATCAGGTTGTGGATCGCCTCGGCATCCGCACCCTGCGTGACCCGTACACGGCGAAGCCCTACATCAAATACTACTCGACCAAGCGGGTCGGTGACGATGTGGCCAACTTCGAGGCCGCGGTAACACTCAAGTTCGGCTCGTAAGGCCGATAAGCACAAGGAGAGCAAAATGGCTCAACGTGACGGAAAGAGCGAACTCCAGCTTGTGCATCTGGGCAATCTTACTCTGTCGGGGACAACCCCGGCAGCGTCTGCCTGGGTGGATACGCGGGGCTTCGATAAAGTAACCCTGGTGCCTGTGGCGAATACGATCGCAGATGCGGGGACCGCCGAAGGTTTCAGCTTCGAGGTTCAAGAAAGCAACACGACCGCAGCGGCAGATGCCACGGCAGTTGCTGATGCTGAGCTGAATGGAGCCGAAAGCGACCTGACCGTGACCAGCGATGACGCAGATAACACGGTCATCGGTGGCATCGGCTACGTAGGCAGCAAGCGCTACGTGCGTCTGGTTGCTACTGGAACCACCGGCACCAACGCCGATGTTTCAGTTCTTGCAGTAAATGGTGATGCGACTATTGAGCCGCCGACCTTCGTCGGTACCTCGGTCGCGGCGACCTAAGAGATAGGGGGCAGCAATGAAAGCCAAGATCACAAAACCGTTTAACTGCTACTACTGCGGGGAAAAACTGGTTTTTGCTCCGGGAGCGATTGTCGAGGGCTGGCCGGCTAAACAGGCAATCGCCAAAGGCTGCGCTGCCCCCTATACACCGAAAAAGAAAAAGGCGGCGCCTGAAAACAAGGCGCTTGAGGCCCCGAGTGACGAGGAAAGCTAAATGGCCCGCTCAGAAACACTTGACCTGACTGCGGCTACCTGGACGCAGCTTACTAATGCGGCGGTTAGCAGCATTACTTTTCAAAACCAGAGTGACAATTATCTGTTTATCGCCTCGACCTCGGACGAAACCGCGCCCACAAACCTAGGCGGCGCGGTACGCTACCGCCCTAATCAGGGTGAAAAAGACGTAGCACTCTCTGAGTTGTTTTCCGGGGTGAGCGGAGCTGCACGCGTCTGGGGCTATATCCGTGAAGGCGGGGCCGTTTTAGTAAGTCATGCCTGACAAACTGACCCATAGTGGAGGCCGAAGATGGCGCTGCGTCCTAGAAAACGCCTGACTCAAGAAAGCGGCCATCGACTGGTGACGGCTCCCGCGGTGGAGCCGATCACACTCGATCAGGTGCGGGCGCTCCTGCGCAATCCCCCAACGGAGGATAATGCCTTCATCGAGGAGTGCATTGCCCAAGCGCGGGAAGTGTTCGAGGGCGCGACCGGAATTGCGTGCATTACCCAAACCTGGCAGCTTACACTGGATGATTGGCCCGGCGGCAGCCGTGAGCCGTGGTGGAACGGCGTAGAGCAGCTTCCGCGGAGTGAGCTACGGCGCAGCGGCGTGGACTACATTCCCATGCCACGCTATCCGCTCCAGACGCTAGACACCGTTACTACCTACGACCTGGATAATAGCGGCACGGTAATCGACGAGTCCGCGGTTTTCTTCGTGGATGACTCGACTTATCCTGGGCGGGTCGTGCTCAATGCGGGCGAGACCTGGCCGACCGCGCTGCGTGATCGGGCCGCGATTGAGCTAGTCTATACTGCAGGCTTTGGTGACACGGCGGCTGACGTGCCGTTTACCGTAAAGCGGGCCATTCAGCAGGTCGCGGGCTACCTTTATGAAAACCGCGGAACCGGGTGCTCCGCGCAATTCGCGCTTACGCAAACAGGGGCCTTGCAAATTGCCTCAGAATATGTTATAGTTCGACTATGAGCAAGTGCTGTGACATTCACGCGGGGATGCTTACTGAGCGTGTTACCTTCGAGCGCCTCACGCGGACACCTGACGGCTATGGCGGGACAACCGAGACCTGGGTCGCTACGCCCGCGGGAACTGTCCCGGTGAGCCTGCGGCCACTGAGCGGAACCGAGGCCTATCGGGCGATGCGGATTGCACCCACAGCTACGTATCGGCTCTACGGGCGCTTTGTTCCTGACGCGCTGGGCAACCCGTTTTACACGCCAGCGGACCGCGTGCTGTTTCAGGGCCGCTATTTCAATATCCTCAACGTGTTCGACGTGGAGATGGCTGGGCGCTGGATCGAGATGCTGCTCAACGAGGGGGCACTCTCATGAGGATTAAGGTCGATGTCGGCGCGACGAAAAAGATGCGGGACGGCCTGCGAGCCTTCGGTAAGCGCGCAGGTGTGACGGCTAATCGCGCGGGCGACATTATGGCTGAGCGGCTTATTCAGCTAATCCAGGACGAGATCTACAATGGCCCGAAAACGGGGAGGCTCTATAAGCGGTATAATCCGCGCAGGCTTCATCGCGCATCGGCTCCGGGCCAGTCGCCTGCGAACGATCAAGGCACACTCGCGCGGTCCTTCACGGCGAAGCAGGTCAAGCTAAACCAGTACGCCTACAAGAATATCGTCGGCTCGAACCTGGTCTACGCCGCCGCGCTGCAATACGGCAACCCAGAGCAGAACCTGTTGCCGCGTCCTTACTTCACCACGGCTATTCGCCGACTTCGTGCCGAGGCGCCGGAAATGGTGCGCGGTGCTTGGAGGCAGTCGGCATGATTTATCTTGCTGAGGGGCAAAAGCTAATCTTCGATACGCTGAGCGGAAACATCTCCGCCTCGGTGTTCGATGACGTTCCGCAGCAGCCGCCGGGGATGCCCGCGGACAGCTTTCCTTATGTGGTGATCGGCTTCGATGATGCCGAGTCCTTCGACACGGATAGCTGGACCGGCGCGCAGCTTCAGGCCGAGCTCCACGTTTGGTCAACCTACAAAGGCAAGCTCGAGGTCAAGCAAATCATAGCGGAGATCTACGCCTTGCTGCATCGGCAGGCACTAAGCATCGAGGGCGCGGCTGTCGTTGACTGCCTGCACACCTTCTCAACTATACCGGATGTGGGCGCAGACAAGTACGTCCACGGTATATCACGTTACCGGCTCACAATTACGGAGGCACTCTAATGGCTGGATTTAATGGACGCCAGTTCACTTTTGACTGGGATAGCACAACGCTCGCGGGGGTTCGTACTCGTAGCGTTTCGATCACCAACGACTATGTTGATGTGACAAATGACGATGACAGTGGCTGGCGAACGCTGCTGGCTGATCCGGGTCTGCGCTCGGTCGAGGTCACAATCGGCGGCGTGACCACCGATGAGGTTCTGCTTGCGGAAATCATGAAAGCCTCGATTACGGGCGAAACGCTTGAGGCGGCTTTGCCCACTTCGCTGACCACGCCGGGGAGCCTAAGCGGGACCTACCTTGTGTCGGGCTTCGAGCAGAGCGGGGATCACGATGGCGAAGTCGAGTTCAGCGCCACGTTTATGAGCAGCGGCGAGGTTACTTATACGGCCAGCTCATAAGCCATACCCGCCCGAAACGGACACCACCATACCACCTGAAGGCATAAAATGAAACGACATCACAAAATCAAACTTGGCGACACTGAGCTGCGGTTGTCGCTCAGCTTCAAGACCTCGCTCACAATCATGGAGGAGGTCGAAAGCCCGACTAAGATCGTCGAAAGCGTCCTTAAAGGCTATGTCGCCGAGCGCAACGGGCACGAGTATGAAGGCGAGTTCGCGTTCAACGAGCGCAACTCAGTCCGGATCATCGAGCTAGGCAACGCTGAGTTCGAGGGCAAGTCCTTCGATGAGATCGGTGAGCTCGCAATGGAGGGCAACTTCCTGCACTTTTACGGCGAGGTCCTGGGCTACCTTAATGAGATGGTGCTGGGCCGCTCGAAAGAGGCCGAAGATCTGGAGGCGACTGATACGCCGGGGGAACAACCTGGGCAGCGTTCGTAGAGCTCGCCTACACGGCGGCCCGCGAATGGGGGCACGCCTGGAAGGACTTTATGGACCTGCCCATACCGATGTGGTGGGCTGAGTTTGACGCGAAACTCAAGGTACAGAAAAAGCTACAAGAGGCGCAAAAAGGAAACGGCTCGGGCCTCAGTAAGTTCAGCCAAGCTGAGTGGGCCGCGGCCCGCAAGCGGCACAAGGAGAAGCTAAGTGGTAACGGAACCAGGGCTTAATACCTCAATCACCACGGACAACTCGCAGTTCGACGCGAGCATGAAGCGATCTGAGGCCGCGCTTGACGGAATTGAGTCTGGGCTGCGCCGGACAGGTGCGGCGGCGGACAACTCTGGTACAAAGATGTCCCGCCTTAGTCGGACGCTTGATGCGCAGTCCCGCGAGGCGCAATCACTTACTCAGCAGTTTACGCGGCTGGAAAACGAAACCCTCGACATCGGTAACGCGCTGTCGCGGACTGCCCAGCGCGTGACGGCAAGCAGCCGCGCTTTCCGCCTGATGCGCGGGCAGATGTATAACGCCTCGGTGCAGCTCCAGGATTTCGCGGTCCAGGTCGGTGCCGGTACCAGTGCCATGACAGCGTTCTCGCAGAACGCGCCGCAGTTCCTCTCGTTCTTCGGCCCCAAGGCAGCCGCCATCGGTGCGCTCATTGCCGCGCTTCCACTGCTCAAGGCGGGTCTTGAGGCGATCATCGGCCCCGCGTTTGACGCGCAGAAGGCGATGGAGGAGCTCGAGAAAGCCACTACCGCCTATAAAGAAGCCCTCGATAACGCTAACCAGTCTATCTCAGAGCTATATCAGCAGTTCGGTAATGCCGGGCCGTTCATGGGGAAGTTCTATGATGACCTGAGCGAGCTCGCTTCGATCGACCTTGAGAACCGCCTAAGCCGGATCAACGATGAGCTAACTGAGCTTTTCAAGATCGGTGGCGCGGGCGACCGGCGCGCAATGATCGCGGACTTCTTCGATCTAAACATCTACCTCGGTGAAGGCCGCAAAGAGGCCCGAGCACTAGCCAATGCCGTGCTTGACGCGCAACGCCAGCTTGAGGCCGCCGGGGACAACACCGAGGCACAGCTTTCCGCGCAGATGGAGCTTTTCAAGGCGATGAGCGCCGCTGCTCGTGCCCGCGATGGAATATCGGAAGCTGAGCAAGAAGTGCTTGACCTGATGCAGGCGCAGGTCACAATGACCGCGCGAAAGTTTGCTCTCGAGAACCAAGGCGGTGAAGCTGCGGCAAAGGCGGCGGCTGATCGGGCGCAAAATCTGGCAGACCAAGAACGTATGCTTGGTGAGCAGCTTCAGGCCGCGCTTCGTGGGCAGTCGCTTGCTCGGTATCGACAAGAACAGAAGGCCATCGAGGAGCGACAGCGGCTTGAAGAGGAGGCCGCGGCGAAAGAGCAGTCCTACATCGAGATGCGGGCCGCGCAGTTCACTGCGGCGCAGCAGCGTATCCGAGCCGAGAATGGCAAAGCTATGCAGGATCGCATTGACGACGCCGCGAAAGCCGAGGCAGTAATCGAGGAAGAGCGCCTCGATCGGGCCAAGGCAGCAGCGGACGCCGAACGCGCACTTGGTGAGCAGCTTCAAGCCGCGATGCGTCAGCAGTCCCTTGAGACTTATCGGGCCGAGCAGCGCGCGATCGAAGAAACCGAAGCCTATATTCTGGAAATGGAAAAGGTATTCAATGCGGCGCAGCAGCGGATGCGCGATGAGGAAATCGCGGCGACCGAAGCCAGCCTTGACCGCCTGTTCCGTGCGAGAACAGTAATGTACACTATTCGGTTCGCGGGCGAGGCATCGGTGATGGATCAGCCTGTGGCCCCGGACGGTGGCCGGATGAACCCAGGCAAGACGCGCGAAGAGCTACTGGCGATGGGCGTGCCCGAGGCAAATCTCGAGAACTTCATCCTCAAGCCCTCGCCTAGTGGTGGTGGTAGAGGAGGTGGCGGCGCCGCCGCAGTCGATCCCTTCATCGCCAAGATGGAACAGCTCCGTGAGAGCCTTATGACTGAGGAGGAGCTCGAGCGGCAAAGCTACGAGCGCCGAACGCAGCTGCTTGAGGAGTTCCTCCAGCGGCAGCCCGAGAAGCTCAAAGAGTACCAAGATCTGCAAGAGCGGCTTCAGGCCGAGCACCAGCAGCGGATGGCCGAGATTGATGTGTATCGCTACGGAACAGGCCTGCAGCAGGCTGAGACATTCTTCGGGGACATGGCTACTGCGCTGCGGGGTGGCAACGAGCAGATGATGAAGATCGCGCAAGCCTTCGGGGCGGCTGAGGCGCTTATCAATGCTTGGCGCGGCTACGCGCAGGTAATCGGCGATCCCACTGTTCCGTGGTTCGCCAAGGTAGCCAAGGCCGCCGCCGTTCTTAGTGCAGGGCTTGGCGCGGTGCAGGCTATCAAAGGGGCTTCACCGGGAGGCACGTCCTCAGGTGGGGGCGGCGCAGCGGCTGTTGGTGGTGCGGCTGCTGCGCCAATTCCTACGCAGACGGTGGCAATCAATCTGCAGGGCGACACGTTTTCGCGGGCAACAGTGGAGGGTCTTTTGGAGCAAATTCAATCGCAGCTAGACCGAGGCGGAAGGCTGGTGTTCCAATGAGCGTTGTCATTCAATCCGGCTTCACTGGCATTGCCGAGCCTATCGACCAGCCGCGCATATGCTTCGACACCCACACGGCAACGCCTACAGCCACCAGCACGGCCACAGGGGCAGACGTGGATTGGCTTGTTGATGGCGAGACGTGGAGCGTATGGGAGGGCGGCAGCACGTCTCAGACGGTCACCCTGACGTTCTCAAGCGCAGCGACCAGCTATGCGGCTATTGCAGCGCACAATCTGGGCAGCACGGGCGCGACGGTATCCTGCGCAGCGGGTGGCGTTACAGTCGGCAGCATCAGCCCTGACGACGATGGGGCGATCGTGTTCCTATTCGGCTCAACCACTGTGACGACCGTTGCCTTCACTATCTCAGGCGGTTCGGCAGCACCGCAGATTGCCGTTGCGCAAGCGGGCGAGGTTCTGGAAATGCCGCGCCTGTCGGTATTCACAGGCTTGCCTATCAGCGAAAGCAAGCAGGTTCGGTATCGCCACCAGCAAAGCATCAGGGGCGATGTTCTGGGCCGCGCTGTTGAAGGCGCAGACCTGCGTTTTGACCTGACCGTGCAAAACTTGCCCGAGACATTCCGAGCGGCATCGGGTGATGTGACATGGAAGGGCTTTATCAACCACGTTGACAACACTGGGCCGTTCTTCATTGCCGCCAAGCCGTCTAGCTATCCAGATGATGTTGCCTACGCGCGAGCAATGGAGCGGCCACGGTTTAATCGTGAGCGGGCGAACCTGAACAATTCGGGCGCAGTGACGTTTCAGTGTATGGGGTATGCAGCGCCATGACTAAGACCGTTCAAGTCCTAGAGTTGCGGCAGAAGCGTTGCGACCTGCGCTTTGGCGTTGGGACATGCACGGCCACAGGCACGCCAAAATGCTTCCAAACGTACAACACCTGCGGCGCAAAAGACGTGTTCAATCTGGACGGCGAGTTGCGTTGGTATTTCACGCGACCGGGCGACCCGGCACCGCTCACGGCAGGATTGCCAAGCGCTGATGAATGGTATGGGCCAGCCATTCCTATCCTGCGCACAGTAAGAACCGAGCCAACCCGGCTTAACCTCGGAGCCGTGCGCGAGGGCGAAAGCCCGTTTGGTTTGCGTGGGACTGTTTCCGTCACGCTGGATGACTTCGAGTTCCGCAATCAATTCGGCGACTTCTACGCCTCCGAGCGCACCGTGCAGGGCAGCATTGGTCGCTTGCTCTTGGCATGGCTTGGCGAGGCCGTGCCGCAGTTGGAGATGTATCTCTACACGGGCAAGGAGGGCGACAGCCTGGCGGCGATGACAGTGCGCCGCTATGACGTGACCAATATCAACCCGCCATCGGGCGGAGCCTGGACCATCACCGGGCTAGATCCACTTGGCAGGGCGGAACGCAAGAAAGCGCAGTTTCCACCAGCGACCGACCTACGGTTGCAGTCTGACATTAACGCAACCACCACCACAATCAGCGTGAGCGGGCTAGAGACTGACGTAAATAAACAGATGGGCAACGAGAGCGGCATCTATTACGGACGGCTTGGCGGCGAGGTTATAAGCTACACAGGCTACTCTGGCAGTGGTGGCGTTTGGGCATTGTCTGGCGTGACGCGCGGTGTTCTGGGGTCAACCGCCGACAGCCATAGCGCAGACGATGGCTTGCAGCGCGTTGGTCATTATGAGGATTGGGAATACTGGCGGATTGTAAACGACCTGCTGACCAATCACACGACGATTGACGCAAGCCTGATACCGTTTGCAACCGAGTGGACGAGCGAAGGCAACGGATACCTGTCAACGCTCAAAGGGACCGGAACATTCACAGAGCCACGTCCGGTGTCCGAGAGATGCGCAGACGCTATGCGGGACGGGACGTTTTCAATCTGGTGGGATGAGCGGGCGCAAGAAATCAAAATGCTTGCCAACCGACAGCCAACATCGACACCAGTTGCAATCAACGAGCGCAACGCGATTGTTTCCAGCGCAGTCAAGCGGACGCCTGACGACAGACGCACGCGAGTGACGATTTACTACGGGCGCAAAGACCCGACCGAAAGCCTGACCGACGCGAAGAACTACAGCACGCAGCGCATCAGGATTGACGCCGAGGCCGAGAGCGCCAATTACGCAGACGGCACGGTTCGGAACCTTGAATGGTATTCGCCGCTCGTTCGGACTGACCTAAACGCCATCTTGGTGCAGGCTAACTTCCTCATTCGCTACCGCGAGACGCCGCA